AGTTTCAGATGTTATGGTTTACGGCGGCGAAACAGTAGAACCAAAACAATACGGTAGAGTAATAGTTTCTATTAAACCAGCTGGTTCAACTGTTGCTCCAGATTATCTAAGAAACGAAATTGCTAATTATCTAAAAGATTATATTGCTCTTCCAAATAGAATAATTATTGGAGATCCAGATTATTTCTATTGTTATGTTAATAGTATTGTTCAATACGATAAGACTCTTACTAGTAAAACACCAAGCGATTTAAAAGCTAATGTTTTAGATTCAATTTTAGCGTACAGTGCAGATAATCTAGAAAAATTTGCAAACGATTTGAGATATAGTAAGTTAGTTGCTTCTATAGACAATACTGATGTTAGTATAACAAGTAATGACACCGTTGTGAAGTTAATAAAACGTGTTGCGCCGCTAGTTAATACCAATGCAAGTTATTCTATAGAATTAAATAATTCGTTATACGACCAAAAAGATCCTATAACTTCTGATCAACATGTATCTTTTTATGGTTCTTTATACGAAACACATTTTCAACACGCTGCTGTAATTTCTTCTAAATTCACATTTAATTATCAAGGCGCAACATACCCTCTAAGTTATTTTGAAGACGATAGTTTGGGAAATATAGACGTGTATGTTCCTTCTGGAACATCAATCGTTAAACTAGCAAGAATAGGTTCGGTAGATTATACAAATGGCGTTATAAATTTGAGTAATCTTAATTTAGCTTCGTACGATAATTACGTTTCAATATATTGCAAATTGGCCAGTAAGGATATCTACGCAAATCAAAATAAAATTGTTCTAATTGAACCAAGCGATGTTGGTATCACGGTAATAGAAAAACTAGACTAATGGAATTTTCAGTAGAAAAATATATATCTAATTTTATAGAAAGTCAGTTCCCTCTTTTTTATCAAGAAGAGGGTCCAGACTTCATTTTGTTTGTCAAAGCGTATTATGAGTGGTTAGAGTCTTCAGGAAATCCAATTTATCAATCCAGAAGCCTAAAAGATTATAGAGATATCGATAATACTCTTGAAGAATTTTTAGAATATTTTCAACAAAAATATCTTTACGGAATACCTTTTAATGTTATCGCTAATAAAAGATTTCTTTTAAAGCACATCCTTGACGTTTATCGTTCCAAGGGAACTATACAGTCGTATAAATTACTATTCAAACTTCTTTATAATCAAGATGTTGAAGTTTATCTTCCTGGCAATGATGTTCTTAGAGTTTCTGATGGAACTTGGAGAGAACCTCAATATTTGGAAGTATCAGACAATGGCGACTTGAATGCATTGTTGGGAAAAACAATTGTTGGAGTTACCACAGGAACTACAGCAATTGTTGAAAATTATACAAAAGAACAATTTAATGCTGATATCATCAATACAATTTACATATCAAATGTATTACCAAGTGGCGGAGATTTTGCTGTTGGAGAAAAGATTGTAATTTCTGGTCAACAAAGCAATACTGATGCTGTTACTGGCGGACCTATTGTATTAGGTTCTTTGGACTATCTAGAAGTTATAAGCGGGGGTCAAGGGTTTAATATTGGCGATAGCTTAAAAATTGCTAGTAGAGATCTATCAAATGGTGGAATTTTATCTTATGGAGTAGATGGAGTTGTTAGAGTAGATAGCGTATCAAAAGGTGTTAATTCTCTAAGTTTCAATTTAGTTAGCGGCGGCGGAGGATTTCTTTCCAATGCTGCTACTTTTGTTTACAAACAACCTGCTGATACTAATGGAAATGGTGCTTCTTTTTCTATTGGATTCCTTACTTCTGTCCAAACATTAACATATAATACTGATTTGATTTGTGATTATATGTCATTGCAATTAGATGCTACTTCTTATGGATTTCCTGCAAATAGTTCAGCGAATCTAACTTCAACTATTAGTTCTGCATTTACCTTTGCTAATGGCGACTTTGGCACTATTGGTGGGTTGACTAATATTAAAACTGGTAATGGCTATTTGTTGGCAGCAAATGTATTTGTAAGATCAGTTCAATTATCTAATGCGCTTCCAGGAACAATTTCATATTCCACAACAAGCGCAAATGTAACTGGAACTACTACAAATTTTGATTATATATTTTCAAATGGCGATCTTGTCCACCTCAGAGCAGATAGTGCTACTTCTTCTAAAGATGAACTTCATGTAATACGCCAAGTTGTTAATTCTACAGCTCTCGTATTATATGGAAAACCAAAATATTCCTCAACAGTTTCAGCTCAATATAGAGCAGCTCCGTCAATAGTTCCTTCTCAATTTGCCTATTATGAAGATCCAGCGCATTTAGTTGATGGTTCTTTAAATGGTCTTAATGATAATATTCAAACTTCAGTTTCTGCTGGCAACGGAATTGTTGGAGCGACTAAATTAATTAATTCAGGTAAAGCGTATAAAGACGGCGAGCAAATAAAAGCTTATCTTTATTCTGGCGTTTCTAATAACATAACTATTTCATCTGCTGGCACTGGTTATAAAAATGGAGATGTTTTAATTTTCTCTGGTGGATCTCCAACTACGCAAGCAAGAGGTTATGTTAATGTGAATAGTAATGGAGCAGTAACAAATGCTATTGTTACTTTTAATGGTTCTGGTTATAGTTCGATTCCAAATATAAGAATAAAAACTGCAAATGGTTCTGGCGCTATTTTAACTGGTGTTTTAACTGAATTTAATACTGCATCAGAAGTTACTGCTAAAGTGGTAAAACGTGGAATAGGAAAGTCTAGGGGGTATTGGTCTACCACAAGAGGCTTCTTAAATTCCGATAAATATGTCCAAGACAGTTATTATTACCAAGATTATTCTTATGAAATAAAAGTTGCGAGTATTTTAGATAAATATAAGAACATTCTTTATGATACATTCCACAGTTCTGGTTCTGAGTTGTTTGGGAAGTTTCTGTTGATAGATAATGGCTCTTCTAATGTAGAATTGGTATATTCGACTAACGCAAATACTTCTGCACTAACGCTTTATTTAACTTCAGACATTACTGGAATAACTGCAGATAGCAATACAGTAACAGTCGACAAATATTATATTTAATAGGGGTTAAACTTGTCACAGCAAACAATTAACGTCGGCTCAGCTAATAATGATGGAACAGGCGATCCATTAAGAGTTGCCATGACCAAAATTCAGAATAATTTTTCTGAAATTTATGGAAACTTTTCCACAAATGGTACAATAAGCATTGCCAGCACATCCGCAAATGTAGCGAATGTCAAAATTACTAACAACAATATTGTAATTTCAACAAATTCAACTGTAAATTCGTTATCAAATTCAACATTAATTAGTATTTCCAACAGTACATATTCTACAAATTTAACTTCTAGCGGATTGGCTGTTGGAGCAAATGTTAGCGTTAACGCTTCGGCTGTATTCGTTGGTAATTCTACAATATACTCTAATGTAGCAGCCGATGGAAGTCAATTCACTGGAACTGTTGCATTTACAAACACAGTTTCAATAAGCAAACCAGCCACATTAACTAGTTCGATTTCAGTTTCAGGAAATGCCAGTTTAAGCGGCGTTCTTACCACAAATAGCATTTCTGTAAATACTTCGGTAAATACTAATTTAAGCGGCGGCGTCCTCGTAGTAAATTCTACAGGAGCCTCTGTATCAACAAATACTTTAAATCTTGGCAGTTCAAACGTTGGCGTTGCAAATTTTGCCAATGGTTATAGTAGACTTCCAAATGGTTTGTTGATGCAATGGGGGCAGCTGCTTGTAAATACATCCACAGCAGCACAAACATTCAATACAGTCACAGGAACTGTATTCAATAACGTGTTTACTATTACGGCTACTTCCAATACTTTGGCTTCTGCGATCGCAGTGACAGCGGTTAATGCGACAGGTTTCACAATTGTGTCAAATACTACGGCTAATATAGCTGTTTACTGGTCAGCGATAGGTAAATAATAATGGGTAAGATTTTACCAAATTACAAAAAAGCAATTATTGATGAAATTATAGATAATATAACTTCTGGAACTTCAAATTATTATGCCTTTGCTGCCAATCCTATAGCATACACTGGATCTGCGCCAGAAGTAGCAAATAGTGACTATGAAACCACATTTACAAATGATTGGTTGATGCTTTTTGGTAAAAAATTAACACCATCAGAAGTTGTCCCATTTATAGAAAAGAATATGTGGGCTTCTGGAACTGTTTATGATAGATACGATAATACATCAAACACTTTATTCACGAATAACAATTATTATGTAATAACAAACGCTGCAGAAACTGGCGGTTATTATCACATCTATAAATGTATAGATAATGCAGGAAATACTGCTTCCACAGTAAATCCGAGTAGTATTGGAACTCCAACTCAAGTTTATACTTTTACTACTTCTGATGATTACAAATGGAGATATATTACTTCAATTTCATCAGCCAATTGGAGTAAATTTTCTTCTACTGATTATGTACCAGTTTATGCAAATTCTTTAGTGGTTTCTTCGGCTAATACATATGCTGGCGTTGAAACTTTAGTTATTACAAATTCTGGAAACGGATATAACGCTTATACTAATGGAACAGTGCAATCTGTTATTAATTCTACAGTTATTCAAATTCAATCTAATGCTAATACAACTTCTTCTTTTTATAATAACAGTGGAATATACATATATAACGAATTAATAACTACTTCTCAACTTCTAGGAGTTGCTGGTTATACAGTAAATGGTTCTGGTAAGTTTATAACTCTAGATTCTCCAGCAAATACTGATAATATCATAGCTGGCGTAACACAATATAAAATTAGCCCAAAAGTAAAATTTTATTCTGATGGAGCTTCACCAAAAGCTTATACATCTGTTAATACTGTTTCAAATTCAATTGCAAATATAACTATTCTAGACATTGGATCGGATATAAGTTGGTGTAATGTAGAAATACAAAGCGCATTTGGTTCTGGCGCTAATGTTTATGCTATTGTTCCTCCAGCTGGAGGACATGGTTCTAATCCATATTCAGAATTAAACATAAAAGGAATAACATTCGGATTTAATTTTGCAAACACTGAATCAGGAAATATTCCAACAGATATATTATATAATAAAATTGGAATTATGAAAAATCCTTATTCTTTAACAGTAAATACTAGCTCTGGAATAGTTTCTAAAGGTTCCTCTTATACTTCTAATACATTTGATAATTTACTAAAAGCCAATACCACATATGGTTCTTTTTCTAATGGTCAAGTTGTAATCGGCGCGAATAGCGGCGCTCGGGGTGTTGTCGTTTTTGCCAACAGCACAGTTATTCATTTGGCTGGAGATAAGAATTTTATAAACAGCGAATCAGTATCAATTGGCTCTGTTTCGAATACAGCAGTTGGAACTATTTCTATAACTAACAGTGGCAGTATTTACACCAAAGACATACTTCCATTGTACGTCCAAAACATAAATAATGTAAACAGATCGAACACTCAAACTGAGTCGTTCAAAATAAATATTCAAATTTAATAGGGTCAAATAATGTCATCTTTAACTACAGACTTTAATGTTTCCCCCTACTTTGACGATTATGACGAAGAGAAAAGATATTCTAGAATTCTTTTCAGACCAGCTGTAGCTGTACAAGCTAGAGAGTTAACGCAAACACAAACAATATTACAAAATCAAATACAGCGTTTTGGCGATCATGTTTTCAAGGATGGGTCAATTGTAGATGGCGTTGGAATTACCTATTATCCAAACGTTCA